GAGAACTTCCGGTGCAGGAGGTAGAGTTTCTTGAGGTGTAGATTTAGATTCTAAGTCTTTAAGTTCATTCTCTAATCCTATTCTTTCGTTAAGGAGCAATGATTTGTCAGTAGATAATTTGTTTTTTATTTCGTTTATCTTGTTTTGATTATTAAAAGCGTCTAACTCAAAACTATTAGATACAGGCGTTGCGCTTGAATACCCTTCAGGTAATGTTTCAGGAGCAGACTCTACAGGTCCTCTTTTTGGATCTGTATTATAGTAGTATGTTTTATCTACTTCTTCTTGAACGGAACGTACTCCTCCTTCTGCTTCTGCTGTAGGCTGTGTAGGTTCGGCTGTTGTTTTGTCTCCTGTAGGCTCTTCTTGATTGGCTGACTCCCTATCAGATTTTTGTTTTCTTTCAGTCCCATAATCTTCTATTGCTTTTTTAGTTATTTGTGCGTCATCGAAAGAGGCTTTCTCTTCTCCTTTAGCTTGTGCTTCGTTTAGTAACTCTCTGCTTGCTTTGTCTTTTCTCTGCATTTTCTCTGCGTCAGATAGCTTATTAAAGTCATCTTGCACATAAGTCCCCTCAATTATCTTTAGCTTTCTATCTGTAAGCTCTTTTACGTTAGATTTAATCTCTGTAATTAATGCGTCTTTAGTTTCAGGAGTTATAACTAAGTTATCCTCTAACTCTATAACCTTGTCTCTAAATCCCTCTAACTTTCCGTTTATATCTACAATCTCAGATTTAACATCGTTAGGTAATGCTTTAATTTTATTTAATCCATCTCCTATTATTTTCTTATTCTCTAAAATCAATTTATCGACTCTTGAAGCTAATATTCTCTTGTCTGAGTCTGATAGGTTAGGATTAGACAATTCGTCGCTTAGAGAGGCTATTTGCCTATTTACCTCTTTTGCTTTTTTATAGTCAGATGCCTTGACGTATCCTTTAGAGCCGTATATAGCTACGGTATTTATACCTCCCATTCCTAGAGATGAAAACCCTGCCTTTTTAGCTCGATTATAATCTATTTCTTTTCTAGTTCCATTTGCTATCTCTATTAATTGCTGACCTACATCAACACTGTACTCTTCTACATATTCTCCTACAGCAGCTATTACAGGGTTTTTCTCTATAACATCCATAGCCATTCCTTTAAACCCTTTAGCTATAACCTTAGCTCCTTGCTCAGCACCTTCCTTAATTAATATTCTTTTAGCTACTGCTCCAGATGCTCCTGAGAAGAAATGCCCTAAATAAGCCTCTAGTAATCCACTACCTACAGCACTAGCCAACTTAACATCTTGGTCCATTTCAGGATTCTCTTTCTGCAATTCAGCGTAACTCATAGATGCAGATACAGCTCCCATAGTAGCTAAAGCGGCAGCACCTCCACCTGTAGCTATAGCAGCGAACATTAATGGAGCAGATTGAAGCGTGTCTCCTGCAAGTAATTTAGCAGACTTTAAAATTTCTCCATTCTCAAAAGCAGTTAAAGCATCTCCACCATTTTTAGCTTTATATATCTCTATCTTTTCATTAGAGCTTTTAACCACTTTATCTAACTCGTCAGCAACATCGTTTGTGATACCTAACTTCTCCATAACTTGCTTTGCGTTGTAGTCAGACGTACCACGCCCGATACCGAAAGCATCAGATAGTTTTCTTGAACCTGCTTGATTAATATCGAAGATTAATTCAGGTAATCTAGCTACAGAAGACATAATTCCTGCTGAACTCCCCTGAATAGACTCTGCTAAGTATCCTCCGAAGCCTACATTTTTATCTTTGCTTACCTTAGCCTCCCCTTGCTTTATTACTTTGTTGGTTTTCTCTGCATTAAGAATATCAAGTTCTTTAGATTTAGCACTGATTTCATCCATATTCTTAGGAGTAACCTTAGCTGTACCAACCTCCCACTTCAAATTAAGCCTTCTATTTTCTTTGTTAGCTTCTTTCTCAGCAGGAAGACCGATACCTTTAAACCCTGTTTTGTTACCTCCAACAGAAAACTCCGAACCCACTACCGGTTGAGTTTTCCCTCCATCCAATGAAGTAGTTGGAGCGACCTTTGATGTAGAGACCGAAGGAGTCTTTTTTGAAGTAGAACTTCCACTCCCGACTTGATTTTTTTTTTGAATAGGATTTTCGTAAACTAAAGATTCAAATGTCTTTAAGTCTTTATCGAAGTCCGGAACTACTTTTTTTAATGCACCATGAACATTAGACACATACTGCTTAGACTTCAAAGACTCTTTAAACTCTTCAGGAGATTTATCAAAATCAGGGACTGTTTTCTTTAGTGCGTTATATACGTTATTAACGTACTTAGGGTCTATATTTAAGTTTTCTCCTTCCATTTATTGTTGTTGTTAAATTCCTAATGATTTTGATGTTAATTTAGCTCCATTTGCAGGACCACCTGTTGATGTTGTTCTTGATTTGTAATACAGTCCTTTATTACCATTCTCAATATCTTGTCTATTGTAATAATCAGCAATGTCTTTTGCACTTCTTATTTTAACCATCTCAACTGTACCGTCTTTCTTCTCTAACTCCCAGGTAGGTTTTTTATTTACAATACCTCTAACAGCAGCAGCGAAATCTGAGTTATTTGTATTGTAATTTATTAAGTAATTTTCTCCTGATTCTGAATAAGAATATCCATCTTCGCTAGTCTTCGTTAATCCTTGAGAGTGTAAAATTAACTGACCTTGACTTATATAAAATGCCTTTGGAGCAGAGTCATTAGTACCTTTTATCTCTCCTATATTTTTAAGACCTTCAGTATAAACATTAAATCCTGTAGCTCCTGTAGATATACGAACTTCTTTAGCTTGGTCTTTATTTATCCTAGAATATCCAACAACCACAGGAGTAGCTCCTTCTCCACCAACAACTTTAAATCTATCTTGATTACTAACGGTTACAGTTCCAGTAGGTTTAGTTCCACCACCATCTCCTGCACTTGGTCGTTGTGGTTGGAATTTTTTCATCGTTCTTTCCTCCCCAATCCTTCCTTTAATTTCTTCAGCATACATTTCTGCAAGCTCCTTTTTTAGTTCAGGCGAAAATATCTTCAAATATGCGTTATCATCAGGAACTTTTCCTTTACTAATCATATAGTTAAATATAAAATCAGAATCTTCCATTTTACCTTTAGCCATAGCATCTATAGAAGCTAAACCTTCTTTTGATAACTTCTTTACACCTTGATGTATGGTGTAGTTAGCTGAACTTTCATTTAATGTTTTTTCAAATGTTTTAGCCTCATCGCCCATTACTTTAGGTATATCTATATTACTCACAGGACTATTAAGCATAGACATGTAATCGCTATCTTTCATAACCTCTTTTCGTTCCATAGTTCCATCGCCTTTGTCCTCGTAGATACCTATATTAGTAACTCCATTTTCATCTTGAGACCATATATTGTTTTTGTTTTGTGTAATTCTAGTTAATCTATCAGAAAAGACTTTGTTAATTTCGCCTTTACCTGCGGCAGTGTTAAACTTAGTAACTATTTCCCCTCTTTTAGCTAATTGCCCATTTTGGTCTTTATAAAAACCCATAATTGCCTCTGCTTTAGATCTTGATTCGTAATTTCCGTTTTCAACCCAATCTCTTTTATAAGTCAAATATAAATCTCTATCTTCTCCTGCTTTTTTAATATAAAAAGTATCAGTAGGCACTGTTCCTGTGGCGGTTGTTTCAGGAAATAATCCTAAATCTTTATCCCTATCGTTCTTAGCTTTATCATCAGCCACTTTCTGAGCCGCCTTAGCTTGCTCATCTTCCTTTACAGACTTAACTAGGTTATCTATATTCATCTGCGCTACTGCACCAAAATCTGCTTTTGGAGCTTCTACTGTAGCATACGCATTTACTTTTCCTATTGCCATTGTTTATGTGCTTTGAGTTTTGTATCCCATAAAAGGAGTTATTTTATTTTGCTCCCCTCCGAAGTAGTTTGTGTAATTTGTTTTCTGACCTTGACTATTAACCGTTGTTGGTGTACCTAGTCCTTTAATCTGAGCATATCCACTAGCTCCTGATGCAGCACTTTGGAAAGCACCTTGCAACCCTTGATATTGTTGTGCTTGCCCTGCTGAGAATTGAGAAGATAAAGCCGCTACGTTCTCTCTCCTTCTTTGCTCCTCCATAGTTCTAATAGCTGTTTCATCCCCTGCAATAGCTTGGTCTATAGCTTTTCTTTGAGCATCTAAATCCGCTGCATTTTGATTTGCAACTGCTTGACTACCTGCCTCTACTCTACCAAGTCCTCCTACTACACCTCTAACTCCTGAACCTTGCAAAGCTTCTATTTGAGAACCCTCTAATCGTTGTTGTTCCTCACTCTTTAAATCAGAACCCATAGTAGATACTTGTAGTTTCTCGTAAGGATTAGTTAAGTCTTGAACCGGTAAATTCTTTAAAGCTTCAGCCGCCTCTTTCTTTTGTTTAGCTCCTTGTTGTGCTTGGTATGCTGACATTGCCATCCCAGCTACTCCAATAGCTACTGTTGTTACTGCTGCCATATTTTCTATCTATTTTTAGTTTGTTATTTTAATCATTTCAGTACAATTATCGCTTCCTTTTATGAAGCCACAATTTAAGTATTTTTTAATTAAGTTTTGGTTTTTTACCGAAGTATATATTACCGAATATCCTTGATTGTTAGCGAAGTCTGATAAACTATCTATTAGGTACTCAATACACTCTTCTCTTGTAGCTTTATCCTTCACATCGGGATTAGATACTATATACTCCATCCAACACATAGAGGAGTTTGTTAAATATAAGAATCCGGCACACACATCTATGCCGGATTTACTTACCATTATTCCACAAGTACCATTATTCGGTAAAGCATTCTTAGGAGGTGGAGCGAATCTAAACCACTTCCACCAACCTACTAATGTGTTATAATCTTCATCTATTAAAAGTCTAACTTCCATAGTTACAAAAGTATGTAATTTAAGAATAGCTTTTGACTACCTCGCTATTAACTGAATAAACTTCTGAGTAGGTATTCTTGTTTATCTTGGCATCTACTCTCATATAGTAACCTAATAATCCGCTTGTTTCTATTGATTGAGGTTTACTAGATATTAAAAACTCTCCTATTGATACAGAAGGACTTACGTTTACCGTAATTTGATTTCCGATTATTCCGGTTATAACTCCTACAACTACAAGAGAGGTGTTTAAGATAAAGTCTCCTACACTTACTAATTCAGATGAGAAATCGTCTATAGTTATGCTGTTTCCGGATACTAAAGACACAACTCCTAATCCTTGTACGCTTAACGTAGCGGTGTCTATTGCATTATTTCCTTCTCCTCTAACATATCCATACCAAACTCCCTCTTTCCTTTGTAAATCAACTCTATTGATATACCCTTTTTGTAGGTCGGTCTTTAGCGTTATATCCCAAGAATCAGTCCCCTCTATCTCTACGGTCTTAAAGCTCTTTCTTGTACTAGGCTCTTGAGAGAAGTTAAAGGCAAAACTACTATCACAAGCAACTCCGTAGAACGTACTGTAATTATCAACGCTGTCAAAGTTATGTCTGTACACCTCTGCGTTTTTAAACGATACAAACTTGTTATTTACCCTTGTCATTTCTTCTGGATTAAATGTCTCTCTAGTTGCAAATCCATCAGCTACATCAGAGTAAACCCAAGTTACATAATCCTTGCTACCATCACTCTTTGTAAACTTGATATTACAGATGTATATGTTGTAGAAAGAATCGTATTCCCCGATTACATTATCTATTTTGTTGTCTCTAAACAATCTTTTAAAGTAATCCCTCATTCCGTTATTAGACAACTCAGAAAGTCCGTTAGAAGCGTTTAATTTAAGTACAACACCACGTTTTACATCAGTAGCAAATGTATTTGTTCCGTATTCATCAAAACTTTCACTTTGAGATGATATTCCGTAATCTCCTGAGTACATTATTTGCTGACCTAGCACGCTATTAGTCCTAGTCATATTCGTTGTAGCATCTGAATTGTACAGCATATCTTTCCCGAATAGCACTTTACTCCATTTATCCTCTTGTATAACAAGCAAATCGTTCTCATCTGCCGACAACCTAATTATTGGACCGTACTTTTTCTCTATATCGTCTTTATAGTTTGCTAAAGATAAATTGAACTCGTTTAGTCTATTTACATTTGTTGATTCTTGGTACACTCCGGAGTAGGTAATATCTGCATACCTATCCATTTTTCTGTATAAATCCTCGCTAATTGTTGTAGCATTTGAGTTTATAAAGAACTTTTTACCTGCAAACAAATCTTTAATCGTGTTACTCTCGCAACCATTACCAAAAGTATAGCAGTTGAAAGTGTTATTTAAGATATGTTCGTTAGAGTTTTGTGCGTTTAATGAATTATGCTTTCCGTTATTTACTGTGTATGTCTCTACAGTTTCGTAATAAGGAGCGTCAAGCTTCTCTACAGCATCAGTTTCAAGTATTAAAGCACCTCCTGAGTAATTAATATCAAAAGATACATTTACACGCATATCACTTCTTTGCGTACCGTCAGCTTTAGATCTAATATAGAATCGTGTAGGTATTCCTGCATCTAAATCGAATCCGTATCCTTCTGGATTACCTAACCTATCATCTCTAAATCTAATCCATCTGTTGTCATCAGCAACAATATCTTCCCACCACTCCTTAACATCTGTATAATCTCTTATAGCTTGACCCTCTATAGTTACGCTATCGTCAAACCCACCATTTTTAAATCTAAATATCCTTGCAAAGAATTTTATTTTAGTTCCGGCAGGTATTGGTCTAGCCATATAAGTAGTACCATCGTATTCCCCGAAGAAAGGAGAGGTATATACTCTACTTCTTGATGCGTACCTACGAGTTTCAAAGCCTTGATAAGTAATAAAAGCATCGTCTCTCAGTGTCATGTCGAAATCTCCTTGCTTTATTTTAAAGTAAAGACCTTCTTCCTCTATAAGTTCTACGTTTGAAGAGTTAGTGTTGCCTGCTATAAAATCAGATTTCTTAGAGGCTACCTCTAAAACCTTTATCTTCACTAAGTAATTTAATACTCCGGAGTAATCCGACTTCAATATAAGTGTATCTCCCTCTTTTACTTTGTCTTTGTTCTCTCCTACCAATTGAATCCACCGGTAAATACCTTCTGAATATACTACGTTGCCGAAAACAGTGTTATACTCTTTCTTATTCTCCTTGATTACAAACTTGTAGTACTTCGCCCAAGATGGTGGATCACTTAATGTGTTTACTCTTAGCTTATTTATATTCTCACTTTCTGAAGCTGGGATATAAATTGTTGTATCTCCACCAGTTAACACTGTAGTCTTTCTACCCTCGTTATCCATGTAGATAACATCGCAAGTATAATCTCTATTTGAGTGCATACTAGCAAAAGCATTCGCTGTATATATTCCGAAAGAAGATAGTTCACTAAGATAGAAATCTGTTTCGTTTAATGGAGATGGTCCGTCAGGTTTTAAAACAGAGTAAACTACCGAAGGATTCTCTATAATTAGAGTATTCCCTGATGTAGTAACTTTAAATCCTATTGAAGAAACATACGTTCCTGCTTTACTTGTAAACGCTGTGTCTCCTTGTATAAATGAATCCGAGAACACATCTTCAACGTAATGCACGAATCCTGAGTTAGTTATAAAATCACTTAACGATATGTAATCTCTTGTTAGATTATAAAACATAGTTACGGAAGGATTTACCTCGTACACTAAAGACGACCTTAAAGTTAAGTCAAATCTAAGTTGCGCTCCACTCTTAAACTCTACACTAGACATATCAAATTCAGATAACTTCTTTATAATAGTGTTACCTACATAAGTACTACCGTATCCTAAGCTATTAGGATAAACTAGTTGGTCAAAAGCTTCATGTCTATATTTATATACACTTGATAATGATGCAAATTTCTCTACCTCTACAGACATATCATATATTATTCCTGAGTCAGATGTTACATATATCGCCATATCAATACTACTACCTGACCTTTCGTAATACATGGTTCTATCTGCTGTTACTCCTATTTGAGAGAATAATACTGAATTGTCTGAATTATTCACAACAAAAACATTGTAAGGTACTGATTCGTAAAGTCCTTTAGGATTCATTGTTATAGACAACTCTACTTTTTCTCCAGATGTTAATGCTACAGAATAAACATTCGTTGCATAGTTCATTGGGTCAGTAGTAGCTCCACTAATTGGAGTTCCTTTTTCAAAATCAACTATATTTGGATATGTAGTTAATGATGAGAAATTCTTTAATACTCCGAATTGTTGGTCATCAACTAATGAAGTAGAAACGTAATCAACACTTAATTTAGTATTGGTATCTATATCTCTACCCTCCGTAAAGTTAGCATACATTAATCTATTACCTACTTTTGATTGGCATTTAGAAGTTAATGGTACATTATTAAAGCTGTTAAAGTACTGAGATTCAGGTAGTACGCTGTATATCTTATTCCCTTTGAACGTGTATTTAATATCTGCATTATTAGTGGTCCAACCTTCATCTGCTTTAACGAACTTATCTATGACATATACCGTAGGAGAAGAACTCTCTTTAAACAATAAATCTACACCTGTAACGTGTCTGCTACCTACATTAAATGTAATATCTACCGCATTAGCTAAGTTTGCCATACCAAAGTTCTCGTATGTTTGGTAATCTAATGCAAATGATTTAGGTAAGAATGCTACTTGACTCCAAGAAGATATAGAGGAATAAAATCCTCCCTCATATCTGTATCTGTACGCAAAACTTAAAAACTTATCCTCCAAGAAGTTACTTAAAGTATCAAGGTTTACACTTATTAAATCTATTTTAGGTGCGAATATTGGAGAGGGTTTCATTACAGATATTTCAATATCAGTAAATCCATCAGTAGCATAAGTCTTTGCTTTATCTAAACCTACAATTCTAGGTGGATTATATCCATCGGTCCAAGATAAAAAAGAGTCATCTTCTGTACTAACGAATAAATCGCTGTGTGTTATTCTATGATTTACATTGAAGTTTAATACACCTGTACCGGCTGTAGATTTTAATAGTACGGTTGTAGCGTATGTGTCCACATTGTATTCTATCACATAGTCGTGTAATGTTCCTTTAACGAAGTAAAACAACCTCTCGTTTGAATCATCAGGCAAAGAACCAATAACCTCTCCTCCAGGTATGTTTAGATTAGTAGTCTTTGTATTACCTAAAACTAACTTTCCAACACCCATAGCTCCACCTTCCTCAGATGCAACCATAAAGTTCTCCGCATCTATCAAGACACCTGGAGGAACGAGTCTTTCGTCAATGTCTTTGTTTATTTTACCCTGAATAAAATTATTCTGTATTTTCATATCTATGTTATTTTATCCATTGTTTTCTATTATTAAGGATTCCGTGTAGGTTTACTTTCCTTAATTCCATCATTCTAATCTTAGCGTTTTGAAGTGAAGAATAATAATCCCTCTTTGCTCGGTTTATAACATACTCCTGAACTCCATACTTGTTATTTAAGAGCATATATTTAACGTAATCATATAATGCTTGTTCTGCAAACTTATGGACGCTTATAAACTCAGGGTCTCCCTCGAGTCCATCAGAGATATATTCTATCACTACAATCTTTGAGTAGATATTTGATGAGAAATTCATTTTCCCAGTTCTCTTGTCTATCAAGAATGTTCCGTTCCCATTTTGGGATACATCAAAGTCAAAGTTAGGAGAGGCTGAAATAATGTAATCTCCTCTATAAGAATCATCAGGAATCTCTACATGTGCTTTGCCTGAGAATCTGTCCTCTACGATACTAGGATTAGCTTCTAAAGGGTATCCATCATTATCGAATAAGATTTTAAAGTTGTTATCTTGAAGATATGACTTTGCGATTGCAGTTTTGTTGTTTATAGCTAAAGGATGTAACATTCCGTCATCTCCAACAACCGATACTCTAACGTAAGAAACGTAATCTACCGGAAGAGGAACGCTTAATGTATCTCCTATCTCTAACTCTATTGCTCTAACGTCTTTTAACGCATCGTATGATAGCTCTGAAATACCTCTCTTTAAGTGATAAAGAACATTATATCGCTTTACATTAGACAATAATTTATCATCCCCTATCATATTCGTAATAAAGTTGTTTACTAACTCCGTTAAGGTTACATATTGATAGTCTCCATACTTCGATTCATCTTCATAGTAATTAATCGGAGGGCTTGTTATTTTATGACTCATAGTTTATATTTTTAAATTCCGTGTTTTTGGTCTTTGTACATTTCCTCTGCCTTAGAAGCTTGAGCTATATCTTGCTCTCTGATTGATAATCCGCAATACCCTAATATCTTAGTGATTAAATCCACCTCGCAAGAAACGTGTAATTCAAAATCTTGTCTATCTACTGCCGAAGCATTATACACCGGATTACCTGCTACATCTATATAGGTCCACTTAGGTTGCTTAGGTATTCTAACGTAAGTTGCCATTAAATCATTATGTAAGATAGTAGATGGATATACTCTGTATTTACCACTTATCTTAGTGTATATAGGAAATTCTAATGAAGGAGCAATAAGACTATTGTTTAAAACTCTATTAACCTCTAGCTTAGAAACCTCTTCAACGTCATATAGCCCTTTATATGTTATATTTAATAATTTATACACGTCATTATCAATTACAGATAATAGTCCGTTAGAATCAATATTTAACCCTCCTATCTCTGTAAGCTCGTCAATCCTTTCTCTTATCTGTTTAGGCATATCTGAGAACTCAGAGTGATACATTCTATTGTTCTGCCTTACAAGTGCATTAGAGTACTTAAAGAAGTCTTCTTCGAAGATGGACATTTGAGCCATAGCCGAGAAGCTATTGAACTCATTTGGAGTTATGTACCCACGATTTTCTTTGTTCAGTATGAACATCACCGTGTTCCTTACCTTGTTTATATTAACCATATTTTGTAGTTTGTTTTTTACAAAGATATGTATATTCTATAAATGATTATTTGAGTATAATAAAAAAGCCCCTGAGTTAATCAAGGGCTTTTATGTTTTAAATCAATTTTGATTCTAAGAAGTTCATGAAAATTTTGCCCTCCTTAGCTGTAAACAACCAACGAGCTAATGTATCTACCGGATCCGAGTCATAAGGTACGCGACACAATACGTTTCCTTCATTATAAAACACCATATCCTTCAACTGAACTAATCCTAATTCTTGAGCTTTAACCGCAATAGCTTTTAGCTTAGTTAAATCATCCGATACTAAGTGCAAGAATGTTGTAGGGTCTTGTTTAGCGTAAAGCAATACATCTCTCTTAATCTCACTTGTTTTCTTTTTAGAGACGCTTGTACCGAAGATAGCCATAGCAATACTCTCTAATTCCATAGCATCTAAATCAAATGCTACTTTCATTGCTTCTGCTTCTACTACTAGTAACTCTAATTCTCCCTCTGCTTCTTTCTCCGGATTATGCTCTGCAAATAACAATCCGTTATGAGGATGTAAAGCTAAGAATTGTTGAAGTGTAGGGTTTGTTCTAGGCACTACTAATTTACCATTGCTGAAGATAATGAATCCTAAGATACTATCGTCAAATTGCTCATCTTGGAATACAGACGAGTTATTAGTCGTGTATCTCAATGCTCTACTTCGGTTTGTCGATTCATCGTAATATTGCAACGGAGAATGCTGTTTGTGTTTGTTCTGTAAGAAGAACTGTAAAGGGTGGTTATTATCTACTAAATAATAAACTCTTTCCTTTGTAGTATCCATTTCGGTTACTTTCTTTTTTGCGAATGCCATAATTTTTTGATTTTAATTAAAATATTTTTACAAAGATAGTGAAATATATAAATAGTATTTGTATCTTTGCCTATATCATTGGACGCAAACCTATGATAGTAGGTGTCCAACGATAAAACACATAGACTCCCTTAACTAGATTGCGTCCCTAGTTAGGGGTTTTTCTTTTTTATTAAACAACGCAATATGTACAACTTAAACACAATACCGATTTGATAGAGATAATACTTAGGTACACTAATGAAGATGTGTATTTGAAGAGTTCAGACTTTATATGAAAATATATTGGACCAGGTAAACCCCTCTATTGAGGAAAGAGACACACTTTGTTTTTATTGGGGGAGCTTTTTCTTTTTCTCTCTTTTCTCTCTCTTATTTTCTTACGGTTGTTTTATTCTCTCTCTTTTCTCTATTTTTCTTTTGAAGTAGAACAACATTAACATATAACTTTAAATATAATATAACTCACAAGCAACATGGAAACAACAATTACTATTACGATGTCTGAATACACAAGACTAAAGAAACTATCAGATGAGAATAAAGAGTTACAAACTGAGGTTAATAGGTTAAGGTATGATAATAAGAGATGTATAGATGACAAAGTTAAGTCTATAGATAGGGAAAGAAAGAAGATGTATTACAAGATTAAAAGACTTTTTTTGTAGATATATACTTTACACCCTAAAAGGGGAAAAGTACTGAAGGTAGCCCAAGTGTTGATTATTTAATATTAGATATAATTCAAAAAGAGCTAAGTTGGAATATAATTTAGACTTTACGCCAATTTTGGCAAAAAGTATAGAATCAAGTTAATTGCAGATTAAAAGACTTTTTTTGTAGAATTTAACCCAAAATCAAATATTAATCCTTATATTTGTACTTGTCGAAGCACTACAGACATCAAAAGTTTAACGCTATTTATTTAGTGTAACAGAGAAACCTTTAACAGTAGTAGTGCATTGTTAGAGGTTTTCTCTTTTTAAAATAAAAAAACATGAACGAATTAATTAAGGTTACAGAAGAGAATGGCAAGCAAGTAGTAAGTGCAAGAGAGTTGCATAAATTTTTAGAGAGTACAGAAAGATTTTCCACTTGGTTCGAGAGACAATTGCAGTATGGCTTTATTGAAAACGAAGATTATATAGGGTGTAAAGAGTTTAACACCCTTGCTAATCAAGAGGTTATGAATTACGCAGTGTCTTTTAGTATGGCGAAAGAAATCTCTATGATTCAGCGTACTGATAAAGGAAAGCAAGCTAGGGCTTACTTTATAGAATGTGAGAAGCAATTACAATCTAAAGCTCCTAAAACCCTAAAAGAAGCTTTGATATTAGCTCTACAACAACAAGAGCAAATTGAATTGTTAGAAGCTAAAACAGAGAATCTAAACACAGTACTGGATAATCTACTTGAATGGGTGTCTATCTTAAAAGTAGCTAAACACAACAAAGTCCATGAAAAGAAGTTTAATTGGAGAAAACTAAAAGAGGTTAGTACAGAGTTAGGGTATTTAATTAAAAAAGCAGAATCTCCTAGGTATGGATTTCAAAATCTTTACCATATAGATGTTTTTAGAGCTTGTTATCCGGAATATAATTACAATCTAAAAAAATAAATTTACAATGTGTCCCAGTCTATTTGTCTTGCTAGCACTTAGAACATCTCTTGTAAAGGTCGGAGGTGGGCGTAATAAGGAAATGGTGTCCGAGTCCTTTAAAAAGGTTGCTTATACGGTTCGAGTCCGTCCCTCTGAACAGCATTCACTTGACTCAGATAGTACAGTGAAAATGGTGCAGTGTCGGAAATGGTAGACGATATTCGCTAATGAATGCGAATGATGTAACAACAATACAAGTTCGAATCTTGTCTGCACCACTAATATTAACTTATAAAACAAAATTATGAAAACAAAACCAAAATCAATTAACATTTCTATTTCAGAAATAAAAGAAAGACTAGATAACTGTATTGATTTATACACTGATTTATTTTGTGAAAAACAAGAGGTTTATGCTGAAGGTTGGATAGGAGATATAAAGGGAGGGATTAACTGCTTCTCAGACGCTTTTTTATCGTTTGAGGATATTAGAGTAGATTTAGAATTAGATGCTCCTAAAGGGATGATTTTCGATTGGTTTTGGGATAATTTTGATAATCAAGGGAAAGCAATTAATTACTATTCTTATGTAAAAGGATTAAGGATTTCTGATATAAAATAAAACAGTTATGAAATACATTTTAATTTGGCTAGCTTATGAATTTATAAGACCAAAAGTTATTTGGTTATTTGATTATTTAATTAGAAAAGCAAACGAGTAATATGAAAATTTTAAAAAGCGGAATAAAAGTAAGAGATTTAAAAATAAAATTAGAAACTCAAACAATAGATATACTATATGAAAAAGGTACATCTGTAAAAACATTAAATATAACTTTTGAACAAGCTAAAGAAATAAATTTTATAGATTTTGAAAAATTAAACGAAATATTATAACTATGTGGAGAAATTTATTGTGTAGTATAAACCTTCATAATTGGAGGCTTATAAGTAAAAGAGTTGTAAATACAGAAACAGGAGAAGTTTTTTTCTCGATTAAAGACGCTGCGGAATCTGTAGGTAAATGCAGAACATGGTTGTCTCAAAAGCTAAATGGAAAGAATAAGAATAAAACTACTTTTAGGTTTAAGGAATAAAAAAAGAGAGGCTAAATACCTCTCTTTTTAGTTTAATGTTTAAATTATCTATGCTTTTAACATAACAAAGTTATTTCTTGAATATACACATAGCGCTCTTTCCGACAATAAATGTAACTCATTAGCATCTAAATCAGATGTTTGCGCTCCTCCTGCTGAACCTGTAGCCCATACTTTGTAACGTCTATCTTCTGTAGCAGACTTACGGTATTTAACGTGTAAGAATGGAAGTGTAGCATTAGCTCCCATTACGTTATCGTAAACCGTTTTAGTTCCAGAAGGACATAAGATTCCGTTTACTTGAGCAGTACCTACGAATAAACCACGAGCAGTAGCATCATCTAAGTATCTCCATTGGTTTTTGTAGATTTCATAACCTGCCAATTTGAATCCTGTGAATCCTAATTTTAAAGCCATATCCTCAGAGTTGTTGAAAGCTCCCCAAGAAGTACCACCTACACCATAAGAGTTCAAGCCTGCCAACATAGTGTCGATAGCTCTATCTTGAGTGAATGTATTAAACATCAAGTATTCAGAGATAGCACCTTGCTTGTTAAGACGAGCTAAAATCTCATCAACCTCAGCGATAGTATCTACCAATCCGTTGAATACGTTTCCTTTACCTGCGGCTTCAAAAAGACCCTCTGTACCTGTAAATCCTGCTGTAGCTGCTGCTGAACCTGCCTCGAATGCAGTACCTTCAACCATAGCCATCTCTAGGTAGTCATCAAAACGTTGACGAGATTGCGCTCTTGATTTTAAGTACCATAAGAATCCATTACCATTTTCTCCTTGAACTTCAATCCATCCAATTTGAGCCATATCAGATCCATTAACAGAATCTTTCTCTTTGATGATAATTGGTTTGTTGCTGAAGATTTCAGGTTGCGCCTCTAAAGACTCTTCACGACCATTAGTTCCTTTTCTGTACTCATTAGCGTAAGTGAATACACTACAAGAAGCATCTAAACCTCCTGAACCTGCTGTACCAAAACCTGCTGCTAAAGTAGATGCAACTGTAAATGTATTAGCTGTAGTAGCTGTTACGATACCTTTGTACTCTTTAAAGTTTGTAGTACCGTAAAGGATTACAGTATCATTCTTACGGAAAGGGTGTGCAGTCAATGTGAATACATCAGCAACACGAGTTACTCCTAATCCTACTGGTCTTAAACGACCTTCTTCACTCCATTTAATCAAATCCGATTGAATAGGCACTTCTTGAGACATTTTCTCTAAGAATCCTTTCAATGATTGATTACCGTATCTTGCAAACTCTCCTGCTTGTAATTCAGGAAGATATTGATTTGAAAGATTTAAGTTTGTAGCATCATAATAGTTTGATGCTAAAATTTCCTTTGTAGCAGAAGGTGTTAATTTTACTGCTGGGCTTGCATTTAATGGCATATTTTACTTGTTTTATTTATTGTTTACTGAACTATTTTCATTGTCATTCCATTCGTTTTAAGTGTGGATTGAGATGGTCTAATACCCATATCTATATTCTTAGAGTTCTTAACCTCTTCCTCAATAGCCTTTGATTTCGCTGTTTCATACACATTCTTTAAAATGCTTTCGTAATTCATAGCTACATAAAGTGCCTTGTGGTATCCACCTACATCTTTCAATGTTCCGTCATCGCCTAAAAACTTTTGGAAAAAATTAGCGATGCTAGACTGCGTTTTCTTAACTTCCTCTGTACTATTAGGCTTATGCACTAAACTCTCTTCCCCTATCTGAAATTCAAAACCTTTGAAATCGTTTGAGAAGAATGCTTCAGTCTTTCCTAAAAAGTCGTTTGTTTGTTGTTCAATCGCTTTTTCGTAAGCCTCTTTATCAGACTTCATTGTATCATAATCTACCTTTGCTTTCTTATAATCTTCAGGTACGTTCTCATCATTAACCAATAATGGTACTTTGTATTTCTCCTTCTCTTTATTGAAAATATCAGTAGCCTCTGAAATTGCTTTTTTATATTCTCTTTGCTTTTTCTTGATGTCTTTCTCATCGTCAAGGTCTTCGTCATATCCAAAAATATCTAAGAACTCATCATCTAACTCTTCTTCGGTTAGGTCCGGATTAGAAGCTCTAAGCATTCTCTTAACCAATAACTCCTCTCCTAAGTCAGACGCTTCCTGGTTGTATTCTAAGAAATCAGAGTATCCTCTACCGGTTTCTTTCTTGAACTCTAAATACTTCTTTACATCTTCATCTAAATCAACTTCGTTAGAAGGTTTTAGTTTATTTAGTAAATCAGGATTGTTCTTTAGATACTCAGATACTCTCTCCTCGTTAATCTCTACTTCAGAGGCAGTAGGTGTGACTTCTTCTTGATTAACCACACCAGTGCCATCTGCTACCTCTTCTTGGACCTCAACTGCAACTTCTTTAGAATCTGAAGAGTCATTAACCAACTCTTCGTTTACAGTCTCTTGGTTATCTACGTTAGGTTCGTGAAATTCTTCCTGCCCCTCTAGTTTCATTTTAAACATACTACTTCAATTTAATTAGAATTTATTTTACAAAATTAGTGAAAATTACTACACTTTTACAGGTGCTTTATCTAGGCTCAAAACCGGAAAAATCAAATCCATCCATACTATCCTCTTCAGACTCGAAGTTAATTGCAGGAGCATCCGTTTTTCTTTGCTCTACCATCTTACTTTGCTGTGTAGCTTGTAGCTTAGTTCGGTTGTCTTTGCGGTCTTCTTTATCCATCTCAATCTTCTTCTTATTCTCTACCTCAATACCTCTTAACTGCATATTGTAATCAAACTCAATCTGCATTAATTCTTTCTTCAACTCTACCTCCATCTGCATTTTTCTTATCTCTCCCTCGATTCTAGCGGTTTCTACTTGAGCTTTAGACTGCCCCTCCATTTGAATTAACTGAGCTTTAGATTCTGCTGAAGCTTGAGCTGACTGCATATTTCCTTGAGTTTGAGCTTGAATCTCCTCTTGCTTTCTCTTAGACATCTCCTCTGCTCTCTTCTTCTTTCTTAGAGACAAGAAGTTAGATGCTAGTTTAATATTCTTGATGTTTAATATAGCGTATTTATCCTCTACACCTAAACCACCGGACTGTATCTCAAATGTAATGTCTTGCTCTAATTTAGCTCTCTCCTCTTCGTCAGGTGCTAACTCTATGTTTATAGCAAAGTCATGTAGGTATAATTCCTTAATTTCGTCAAGGTTTATTACACTTGTTCTACCTATCTTACGAATTAAATCCTCTTTAGTCTCAGAGAACTCTAAAACATCTGATATTCTAATTGCGATACAAGATGCCATAGCATTCATCATTTGAACACTACCATTAAGCATGTGCCTTGTAGCTACATTTGAATTGTAAGCAGCCATTTTCTGTAAGCCAACTAAAGCGTCTTTATCAGGATTACTTCCATCTACAGCTTGATTTATACCAGTAACAGAAGCTATCATATCTAATGAAATCTTAATAGACTCCCATAATGATTGTATTTTATCTGAACCGGATGAATGCCTAATCTCTTGAATCGGAACTTTAGCATTATTAAACTCCCCACCTACAGAAGAAGAGCGACCTAATACTGTACCGGTTTGGAAATACATATTCAAAGCATCATCAACCGTATAAGCACCTCCATTCCCTAGAGATATATCAGCTAATCCATCTACATCTAAGTATTGACCATCAGGCACAACCCTTTGTTTTACTTGCTGTAGCTTTAACCAAGACATTTGAATGTCATCAGCGAAAGGAATCATCTTAGATACCGTAGAATCTATATATCCTTTATACATTTTAGGAGCGCAAATTACATAGTTTGATAGAGCTTTATTTAGATTAGACTTGCTCTTAACCATATTCTTACATAACTCCCATTGCAATAAAATATTAGTACCTAACACTAATACTCCCTCGAACCAAACTTCCTCTACTTTTGTTAGTTTTTCAAAGTCAACATCTCCATTTCCTTTATATACGAAATCGCTGTTTTTAGGGATTATTTTAGAACCTCCTTGACTATTAGTCTTCTTCTTCCAAATCTTCTCTCTAGAGGTCTTATAATTGAAATACAGCAACCCTATCTTACCGTCAGCAGTATCTTCATTATGTCCGGTTGCGTCTATATCGTAATAGTTGTTCCAAGACGAACCTATCCCCTCTAATCTATCCTTTTCCTCTGTAGTTAAATTAGGGTACTCTTTAAATACCTCTGTAAGATTTGTATTCTTGTATTCTCCAAAATAAAAACAATCTTGAAAATAAGGGTCTTCTGTATAGGACCATACTAAATTTGCAGGATCTACATACTCTACCTTAATTCCGTCTGTATGTGTGTATCTATGCTTCATAGCACCTACACCTATCTCTACAATATCTCTCTCGTATCTATTCTTAATTACAGACGAGAATCTATTCTCCTCTAGCACTGCTTGTATAGCTAACTCAGTAGATATTTCAATGGAAGGCTTGTAGTCTAACTGCATGTGTAAATCTAACTCTTGCTCTGAAGCAGGTAGTTTTTCAGGAGACATAGTAGATAAATCAATTCCAGCTCCCTCTTTCGCTGCTTGGATAAACTCTTGGCTATCCATCTCATCCTTTATCTTTTGTCTGTACGATATTCTATTATCGGTAGATACAGGGTCTATTGAGAAAGCTTTTACAGCGTAATCTCTATTAGACATACCATTTGATATTATATCGCAAAACTTAGGGATAATAGGAATGATACTCCAATCTAAATTAAGGTATGACAAATCTCCATTGGTTGCCATATAGTTCTTGTACTTAGAAATTCCTTGAAGTCCATTAGCATATAATCTTCTCCTATGGAACTCAGTACGATTGTCAAAGAATTTACAGCTAGTCCCTTGTCGCTTAAACCACTCATATCCAATAGCTTGTCCAACTTGCAATCCATAATCACTTGTCTTTTGAACCTCAAAAGGCTGATTCTGATTAGGGAATCCTTTGAATGTTATGGATATTCCATTTTGTTTTTTTACTCCGTTCATCTGTTATTTATCTATTGTTGTATCTCTTTATATTTACAGTGATAGGTTTTGATTCGTGCTGAGTAGAATACAATCTTCTATTTACAGCCATAATTGCTAATCCTGAACTAATAGAGGCATCGTACTTTGTTCGGTTGTTTATATCGAACTTCATCCAATCATCAAGAGTTAAATTAAAAGGCATACTACCATATTCCTCTGTCTCGTGATTCATACCTACATATTTATCAATATAAGCCTCTATCGCTGAAGCGTGCATTTGTTTTATATCCTCAGAGGAGTTAGGCATACCTCCTAATTCCTTTTCTGTAGGAGACAATCTATTCAATGCTTTATCAAACCTAGTGATTGCAAAGTTACGATAACCTCGGTTCTTAAAATGGTATAGTAATCGTGGCTTATTGTTCTCCGCAAGTATAGGCATACCATAGAATACACAAGCCATAAGCACATCCTCAAAGAATATTTCAGCTGTAGATGGTCTAGCTACATACTGCAAAAAGAACGTATTGCTAGGTGCATCCTTCATTGTGAATCCGGTTAATCCGTGTAATGCTCCCTTTGACGCTCTACTTGTATCTTCATTGTAATGACCTGAAGCAGAAACTCCCTCTACTGTACCTGATATATCGTAAGGGTCGCAACCAAAAGCTCCTATATCATCATTTAATGGATACTTACTGTTACCTCCAAATCCATTCCTTAATTCAAATCTATTTCTAAACCCTGGAGCTGGTATCCAAGATACTAAAAATCTACCATTATTATCGGGATGCCATTCTACCGTTGTATCCGGTATTCCATCTTTCCAAGCGAATCTACCTCTAACTAAATCAGAATCAATATTTATGGAATCATTAAATATCTTTTGCTCATTTATCTTCTCGGTATTGAATAACGCCCTAACTAATTCATCTCTAAACGCTTCCTCTGTAGTCATAGGGAACGCTCTTAATTCTTCGTTATAAGCAATATCATTCTCTTTCCTCTTAGCTTTTCTCTTAGCCTCTAAATACGCTATAGAACCTACAGACTTAGTAACTCCATTCACATTGATAAAAGAACCTCCTTTATCTACCGTTTCGTGGCATACACCATAAATATCTGTAAATTCAGTCATATTTTTATGTGCCGGAAGAAAGAATGAGTATAATCCGCTAGGTGTTCTATCGGTAGTCTTATCCCTTTTCTTTATATCTGAAGCTAAGTACAATGACTTAAATTCAGCCCCTCCTTTATTCATTGCATTTACAGTTGAACCTACAAATGCTTTACCTACAATTTTACCTCCCTCATCGAATGTTGGAGACACTTGACCCCAATGTTTCTCGAAGTTAGCTCCACGAATCCATTTCGACGATTCATCGGCTAAATACCTAAACATCTTTTGACCATCATAAGAACTCTCTACCGTAGGCATATAATCTATCAATGTATTCAAGTATCCATCGGTATTTGTATCTTGCTTTTTCTTTGCTGCTTTACTTCTATCGCTAGGTTTAGCAAACTCTAATAACTTCTTAGAATCTAATGTACCCTTTACTACCGGTTGAAAGAAGAACGGTAGGTTTAAGAATCCGTAAGAGAATTTAGAGAAAGCCTTTTCAGCATCACTATCTGACTTAGATGTAATCCCTAATCTTGAGTTTATAGTTGATGTACTATCATTTAGCATCTCGCAAATAATCTGATAGGTAAAACCGGTTCTCCTCGACTTTACAAATAACTCTCCAAGACATCTCGTATCTACAATACAAGCCTTTGTGAAGTAATACATATTCTTTTGAGCGTGCCTAAAGTCCATATAACCTCCACTATCCTCCATCTTTACCCACTGTAAAGCAAAGTAATGTGTTCCGGTTAGATATACCGGCTCTCCGTTGTTAAAGAACCAAACTCCTTCTCTTCTCCTTCTAAATTCCTCTATAATATATTCCGCATAAGCATCTTCGTTATCGGGAGATAATCCTTTAGGCACATCTAATCTAGTCCAATATTGGTCCTTCTTTTTCTTATTATAGAATAATATCTTCTTCTTATCATCCGGAACTTTAGGTAGCGTAATATTTAATCCGTCAAGATTTATAATCTCCCCTTTTGTTCCGTGAGGACATATACATACAGAATCCTTTTCATTATCTAACCAATTCTTGTAGTAGTTCTTTAAAGGGAATAATTCTCCAGAGGCATACTTCTCAGGATACCCTCTTTTAAATTCATTGTCTTTTAGGTTTATATTGTCAGCATCTAATTGTAATCGCAACTCTAATAGAGAAGCATCTATCTCTACAATCGCTTGATGTATGATAGGTTTTGCACTAATAGCCATTGCGTGTTTAGATGGATCTAACTCTGCGTAGTCTATCCTCTCTCTTAAAGCACTTCTGAGTACATTTAAAGACATATCTCCTGCCTTGACTAATCTATTTACATAACTCTTTAATTTGTCCTCTGAGGGAGCGTTATTTGAGTTTTGCCATTTAAGGAGAAGTTCTTTAGTGTACTTGAATGAATCGGTTTTAGCCTTAACTATATTCTTTAGCTTGTCTGAATCAATAGTAGAGGTATCAATAGGATATTCAAGACCCTCTATAGTTACATCTACAGCTATCTCTATATCTCTACTTAAACCTTGCATAGTATTCTATTTTGATTCATCATATATAGCCTCTTTCCGTTTATATTAAACTCGTACTCGCTATCTCTCTTGAAGAATACTCTATCTCCAGGACAAAACCCTTCGCTTTCAAATTCTTTAGATATTGCTGATAATATTCCTTCTCTCTCTACCTCTATAACTCCTTCAAAAGTAGATTCTTCATCTATAGGTTCTACAAAGCAAAATGGAAGTAACGCTTCGATAGTGTTATCCTCCATTATTACTCCGTAAATTAAACTCTCATCTATGTAGTATAGGTTTTCAGCTATCTTGTACATTGAATCTCTAGGGAATCCTTGATTATCGTATTGAGTTCTAAACGTATTGTGGTGTAAAATTACCGTGTCCCCTTCCTTTATTCTCCCTGAATATCCTATAGGTACAATAGATACAACCGCCATTCTTTGCGTGTATTCATGGTCCTCTACAGAAGTATTTACTATTAATCCGCTATCTAGCTTATTAATGTATTCCTCATTATTCATTGGTCTGATAATAAAGTAAAGTGGGCTTTTCATTTTATTTGATTTTATTCGTTTGTATTATATTCGATATGACTTATTGAACTTTTGTTAAAAGATTTCCATTTCAACTTACAGTCCTCGTCTTGCAAATATACATCAAAGAAGTCTCCGTTTATCACGATGTCAGATATTGTTTTTCCTTTGAAAGTAACACTACCTACTTGGTAATGAAGGGCAGTCTTTAAATCTGCCCCTATACTTATTTTTCTAATTATATCCATTATATCGTTTGTATTTTCCATGTGTTTTTATCTGCGTTATTTGAATTAGTGTTTACAAACCTAGCTCCTACCGGTAATGGTGCTGCTAATGCTAATGCGTAAGTGCCATATTCCGGTAAAGAATCTATAATGTATGCTCCGATTTTATTTGAAGCAGAAGTATATATCTTTATGTTTGCCGTTGATGATGCGTGTTTTAGTAAAGGGAATCCAGGAAGATTACATTCGTTTATTGCAAATGTATTCTCTACGGTTGTTAAATTCTTAAATACAGCGTCAGCATTTAAGAATGAACTATAAACACTGTTCATAGATATTTTGTTGGTGTAATCAAAAACAGAGCTAGTATGGCTGTAGTTTATAAATGAAACAAACTTACCGCTTATTTTAGCACCTACAATATCTACAGATGGAGTCTGAACTCCTTCTACATAGATAAACCCATTTCTTTTTAAAGTTCCATCAGCACCTATGCTTCCATCATAAAAACGAAATGTCCCTCCTGTTACAAGTATTGATTTGTAGTCTAGCAAGACAACAACATTGTCGTATGATGACACTATATTTGTATTTCTAAATTCAACTACTTGCCCTCCTAATTCTAATATTCTTTGTGTTTCACAATAAAATGTAATATCTTCAAATACAAATGTGTAGAAATTTCCGTTTACGTTAAGAGGATTTGTTTTTCCGGCAGATATTAGTGTATATCTCAATAATGTTGGATCTGCTAATTTATCATCAGCAGGAAGATAATGCCCTATATTTCCATTTCCTTTTATCGTGATTAACGCAGTATTTACATAAGGAGTAGTAGATGTAGTTCCGCTATTTCTAAATCCATTACCATAAACAAATAAATTACCATAGATAAATAATTTTATTTCATGACTAGCTGTAAAAGAAGCTCCTTCGCTAGCGTCAAAATCAATTATCCAATTACTTCTGTTTGTTACGTTTAAAGACGTTTCTTCTTCAAGGTAGAATATAAGGTTTCTAATGGTTAAATTTAGGTTTGTTTCGTTGTAAGTACCATTACCTCTTTCTACATACAAAATATACCCTGCTTTTTCAGGAGCTAATCTTGTACCTGTACCAATATAACCTGTAACCGCTGCTGCAACCGTAGTGTAAGGTTTTGTTTTAGAACCATTTGAACTACCACCTGTATATTTATTATTTACATAAATAGTGTTAGCCTCTAAATTAGGTATCTCAAGAAGCAAATCCTCTCCAACTCCTGTAACATTTAACGTGTCAGATTTAAGACTTCTAAACTTGTGCTTCTTTGTTAATGTATCAAACGAGGTATATACCGGAACTCCTACACCTACGTTTTGAGCTATTTCCTTTACTTCTAAGGATAAATCTGTAGCGTTAGAAGATACATCTATAGATAGACTATCTTTAACGCCTCTAAACTCATGTTTGCTGTTTGAAGAATTATATCCTTTGTAAACATTCTCGCTACCTACTCCGATACTTAAGTTAATATCAGTCTTCATCTCGATTAAGATGTTTCCGGTTTCAACTGAACTTGACGTTTCCTTTGATAGATTTAAACTTGTAGATTTTAAAGAGTAGAACTCATGCTTTTTTGAAGCTACATTGTATCCTTTTAACACATCAAGTCCATCTCCTAATGAAACATCTCCTCTTAATAAAATAAAGTCGCTATCTGCTATCGGAGTTTCAGTAAAACCTACTGTTACATCTTGAAGTTTAAGTAAGTACTTATCTCCCTTCATGCTTAATATAACAACATTGTAAGGCATTACTACAAACACCGGATTCAACGCATTAAATACTGCCGAAGGACTTGTCTCTACTCCGTTGTAAATGTACTCTGAGTACTTTAAAGTTCCTCCGGTTTCAGGAGACAAACCTGCTAAGAGATAGTCTCTTAAATCCTTCATTCGGTAACTCTTAGTTTTAGACATTAAGTCTCCGTCGCTACCTATAACGAAGTCGTTATCGCTAACCGTTCCGTCATATATGTATAAATCTGTTCTGCTTATTCTAGCCATTGTATATTGTTTTTAATTTGTTTATGCGAAGTATTTATAAACTCGGTAAGATACAGCAACTCCTACAGCTATTAAAAGCCACCATAGCCATATAAAGCTACTTGTCTTGACTTCTTTATCTAAATTTCTAGCAGCAGTTTCTTGAGTGGTTTTTGCTATAGCTTTTCTAATTATTGCTTGAGTATCTTTTTTCTTAATTACTTCTTTAGAGGTTTCCTTAGTATTTTTCTTCACTTTCTTTATTTTAGTGTTATTATATGTAACTCCATCTATAACCATAGGAGTATTTTCATCTATAGGCTCATACACAAACTCTTCGTCTTTGTTATCTACAATTAAGTCTTTTACAACATTAGTGTCTGTACTTTTATTTTCTTTAATCTCAGCCACTATTTCAGACTTAACATCTTTCTTTACCTCTTGCACTTTTTTAGTTGTATTGCAAGACAAGAGTAATGCTACAGCTAATATTGTTAAAGTCTTTTTCATGATTTATTTTTTAAAATATATTTGAGATTCCTTAACTCTTCTATTCTCTAACCCCTTAACTTTTTTACCTCCGGCATTTACCCACTTTAAAAATTCATTAGCTATTGCTAATTGATTTGGGTCTTTGTTTACTAACTTTAGTAGGGTACTATTTTTAAAATTACTAGCACCCACATTAAAGGTAAAAGATACCAAAGCATTGAACTGATTTTGATTTAAAGGAGCAGTTACCATACTACTAACTTGTTTTGCAAAACTATCCGCAATTACTTTAAGTAGCTCTAAAGCTTCCTCTTTAGTAATTGGCTTATCTAGCATAGTTACTTTCCTTCCGTCTTTGTAATAGGTGTTACCATAGCCTATTGTGGCTTTTTTAGCTGAACATAAGTAAGGTTTCAAAGATAATCCTTCAAAACTAGCAATTAAGTCTAAGCATTCTTTATTTACTTTCATTTTCGTCTGTATTTACTATTTCTTTTAAATCTCTTTTTATTCCGTTAGCTGTCCTAATCCAGCGACGAAGCGTTTTTAATATTGATTCCTTGTATTTTTTTTCGTAGGTTTCATTGATACTAACCATTTCGTTAGTTATGAACAAGATAGTTAAAACTTTCGTAACAAGCAATTGAACTCCTAAAATAACATTTCCCTCTAAAATAACTTTATCTATTCCGTAAGATCCAATAATGCAAATAATGTAAACCGCTATTTTAATCCCGAAATTGAAAAACTTATGTGATTCGAACCAAGGAATTCCGTCAGTCCTGTTTGCTCTTGCATATAATAAAGCAACAAATGTATCAAGTAATATAAATATACCTACTAAATAGATAAAAGGAGCAACCGGCATTATTAATGTAAGTAAGGACGCAAGGCAACCAAGTAAGAATGTTTTCATTTTGTTTTTATTTTTTGTTTTTATTTAATAATTTATAAGGAGTAAATACAATTGAACTTAATGTCAATGCAATGTATCTTCCTGTTCTATATCCTTTTCCTAGTTTAGCCATTCCTTGAAAATACTCCCAATCCCACTTGAACTTTTTAAATATTCCAAAGTCAGTTAAGTATCTATAATCATGTAGCATGGCGTTTAAATCTAACTCAGGAATATCATCTAAATCTTTTACAACGGTTGCTCCATCAAATTCTGTTTTATTTTTACAAAAGTAGTCATAAGCTTCTAAATAAATAGAGGTGTCAACTTCTTTTAATTCAAGGTATTTTTTTACTACCTCTCTTTTTCTTTTCAATACAAAATCTTTCTGCTTGAAAAATGAGTTTTTACTTAGTAACATTAGATAGGTAATTTGTTTGCGTTGATAAATATCTCATCTAATTTAGCTTCATTGAATCCATAAGCTTGCCCAACTAGAGAAAGTAAAGGATTTGTCCTTTCAAATAAAGTAGCACGCTTAAAAGATACTTTTGCAATAGTTTTATTAGGTTCTGGCAAAGTATCAATTATTGATAAAATGTTAGCCTCAGTAACTCCCTCTAATTCTAATTGAATTAAAAATTTAATTGCACTTACTTCTGTAGAATTGTATAGTTCATCTGCAAGTATTTCTTCTTCTGTTTTATCTATAACCTCATAGGTTAAAACATCATTTATCTCATCATAAATTAATACTCCAAGCTTTTGAGTATTTGTTATTGTAGGATTAATGACATCTTTAAATCCTTCCTCTATTGCGTTATATGGTTGTTTGTTATTCCATGCTTTTGGAAGAGTTTGATAAAACTTCCAAGTACCATTTATTTGTATTGCTTTCATGTTTTAATTGTGTTAGGATTTAGTACTATTATAAAGATGTTATATAAGTGTTAATAGCATTATAAAAATCTGTGGCTTCTGCACTTAAATCTCCTCCAAATCCATATATCGAAAATGAATTTGATTCAAAAAAAACAGCTGAACCATTATTTAAAGCTCCTATAAATGGGATTCTATTAACCACTACTGTAGATGCTTGAGTTCCTGTTAGACCAACTCCATTTACAAATCGTTGAGCTTGTGTACTATTTGGTCTATTTATATGTCTAAAACCTGCTAAGGTATTAGCACTGAAAGTTAATGAAATATTGCTATTCACAAATAATGCTATTGCAGTAACCTCATATAAATTAGCTGTAGCACTTGTACTTCTTGCACCTGAAACTATGCTTCCTCCACTAGTATCTATATTATTATTTACCCATTTAAATTCAGATGCGCTATTTAAAATAAAATTTGGACCAGGTGCTTTATTCGTATTAATATAACTATTTGTACCATTTGTTAAAAACCCTACATTAGATGTAAAAGTTGGACTATTAACAGCCGTGTATTGAGTTAAATTCTTCCAATCTATTAAAGCAAAATTAGAATTCCCATCAGTAGCAAAGTTTGCAAAAGAATCTAACTTACCCCAAATTCCTAAAGTTTTCAAACTACTTAAAAGAGTATTTTGTTTTATTTGTTGTCCTGGACTTGGTAAAGTGTATCCTTGTGTTGTTGCATAATCTAAAATAGCTTGATAGTCAACATCAAAAGTAATCGCACTTTCAAATGGTATCATCTTATTTCCGAATACAGCCATTATCTTACAAAGTTATTTGATTGAAAAATATTACTTCTTAATAGTCTTACTGATACATTGTTATATGTTGTACCTGTTGTAAAATCAATAGTATCTGTAAAGTCAGTAGGATTTACATCAACCCACGTAATAGTGTAAGAAGGACTTGAGCTTGTTATCTGTATCTCTTGTACTTTTTGACCTTCAAAAGCAGCGTAGTTAGTTTGTGTTATAGTTACGTTACCACTTAAATTTAACTTATGTTTTACCCCTAAAGCCCAATTTATTGAAACTGCACCTGTAACATTTCCAAGATTCACAATATTTGTAAAAGCTACATTTGGAGATATTTGCCCTTGTGGTATTTTTTTTGATCCTATCATATCTTAAATATAAGAAGTTAATACTTTTACTTCACTTGCTGCAATTGCTGTAGTATCTGAATCAGCAGCACCACCTGTTATTGCTAAAGCTATTCCTGTTGCAAATCTATATCCTAAAGCTCCAAATTGAGCTTGCACTGTTCCAAGTGTAGGTACTGCAATAGTAATTACAGGAACATCAGTTCCAACTGTAGGGGCAGAAGCTTTGTTGTATAATTTTACATATCTTGTAGTTAATGCTGTATTACTTACAAGTACATTGTAAACTGTTCCTGCACTTGCTTTAACACTTGTAGCATTGGTAGTTGCAGCACTATTAATAGCACTTGCAGTAGGTGTAGCGGGAGTTGCAGTTGTTGTTCCTGCACTTGTTAAAGACCCTGAAACCGTTGCTAAAAAATTGGCAGCAGTACCATTCGATACAGGTTGTGATGTAGTGCCAAGCGTATTGTGTAAAAATACTGTATGTGTTCTTAAAGACCCACCTGTAATAGTAGTAGCAATTCTTAAACGCATATACTTAAAGTTACAAGAACCTTCATAAATGATTTGAGTATTCGTTGCTGTAATCGCTGTAATTATAGGAACTCTTACTGCTAAGGCTTGATTATAAACTGGGGTTGGTTGAAAATTTACGTTATCATTTGAACCTTCAAAAATAAAGGTTCCTGCTGTTCCTGTAGATACTACTTGACAAGTAAATGAGCGATACTTACTTACATCTACACTTGCGGTACCGCTTGTAGGAGTTAATATATTATTTACAGTAGCAGTTTGTGTTGCTTGGCCTCTGAGGAAATCATCTTTGATTTCATTAGTTTGGTCAATCATACCATAGGCAGTATCTAATTGTAAAGTAGTTGTTGTACTACCTCCTTCATTTTTAACAAGTACCTGTATATAATTTCCGTTAATAGGATAGCTATAAGCAAACTTTTCATTTGCAACAAGTGAGTACTGATTTTCTTCTGCTATTTTAGTACCTCCAGCATCAATAAATTGTCTAACTGTTACTGTTAAATCTTGGTCAGCGAATACCATTAAAGACAAAGCAGGATATGATGTAATATCTTCTATCACTCCTGTAAATGTAGCTCCTGATGCTAATTGAGCAATTGTACTATTAGCAGTTGAGAAGAAAAACTCTATCCCTGAGTTAAACACTCTTTCTTTATCTGTAAAGACTTGACTTGTAACGCTATATTCTGAACCTGTGCGAGCTAAAGTTGTGATTTGTTTAGGAGTTGAATACACTCTATTTGCAGTTCCATCAATAGTGTTAGTTACTGTAGTAGATCCACTAATAACAACTAAATCAATGTAAGTAGAATCATCAAGAATAGCAGGTAAGGTAAGTGTATTAGTACCCTCTAAGTAAATACTAGTAACTCCTCCTGCTAATAAATCATCATTAGTGAGTGTTACTGTAGCACCATTGATTAACCTATAGTTTTGTAAATCAATTATTTTTCCGTTGTAAACATTCATAGTTTTATAGTATTTGTGTTATATAACATTCCCAGTTAATATTTTGAGACGTAGCTCCTGTTACTTTTATATTTATATTTGTACCACTTACTTCAATAGATGGTGTTACGCTAGTTGGAAATCCTGATTTCCTATCCATAGTCATAGTGCTTACTTCGCTTACAACTCCTGCTATATTGTTTGCAGTAAAAAAACATTCAGCACCCAACACAAATCCACTTACTGCATTCCTAGCCTTAATATAAAATTTTACAACTTTACTTGTGTTAGTAGGTATTGCTACTGAATCTATTGTTGTAGGTGTGCTATTTGTTGTTGTTACAGTTGTAGCTACAGGTCTAATTGGGTAATTAAATGTATCTATCTCAGCTTTAGTATAATAATCTAAAACACCTGCAACTGTTTGAGTATAAATAATATTAATTTTATCTCCACTCTCTAAAGTATCTACTATTGTTAAAGTTGTAGTTACAAAAGAATACTGCGAACTATTCAATTCTTGACCATTTACAAAGACTGCGTAAATTGCGCTTGGTGTATTAGATAGCGTAAAACTTTGTGAACCTGTAAAGTTAAATTCTTGACGTGTTAAAGGTACTCCTAATCCAATAACTTTATTCTTCCATAGACCTGAACTTGCTTCATAAGTTAAAACATCATTGTCTAAAGGTGTACTAACCTCTACATCATTTATATCATTTAAATTAATATTAGGTACAACATTTAATGGAATTGGTACAGTAGTTCTAACTGGGTTACTTCCACCAAATTGAAAATCGTAAGTCGGATTAGATCCACTACCTACTTTAGTACCATAAAATTTCAATACAATTCTATCAGTAGCTAAAAATATTCCATCATTCCATAAAGCCGTAGCTGAGAATTGAGAGTATATTGCTGAACTGATTGGACTTGTATTTGAACTTGTTGTAATAAGAGTTTCAGTACCACCACTTGTTCTTTTGTAAACTTCAAAATAAAATTCAGCAGTACCACTACCTACTGTTCTTCTAATGTTTCCAATTGTAGAAACATTAAATAAACCAGGATTTCCAATTATAATATTAGCACTTGTAGCTAAACTTGCAATTAATTGATTACTCCCTGAAATTGCTCCTGTTGTAATATTAACTGCTGTTGCATCATAACTTGAGTCAGTAATACTTGTAACTATTTTTGAGTAACCTCCAATATCGGATGCAGTAGAAGTTGGGTATAGTACTAAATTTGAAGGCAAATCATCTAATGAAATAAAATGACTTGTACCATTATCTCCGTCATTTATAAGGTCACTTGTTTTAGTTGGAATATTGGTAATTGCTGTTTTTTCACTTGGGCTTAACAACCCTGCGTTTGTCCCATCTGCCAAAGGAATTGTCGCATCTGTACCTGTTGAACTTACAACTATGCCGTTTGTCGGACTTGCGGTGTATGATAGGTCTGTTGCGCCACCATCAGCATACCCAAAAAATAGTTTAGCACCATTTGTTTGCGCCCTTGCTAAATCGCCCTCGATACCTCCACCGTTGTTTGTTTGCATTACTTTCTGCGCCCAAATTACTGCGGTATTTGTTGTAAAAAAGTTTGCGTAATCGTTTCCCGTTGTTGTGCCTATTGTTCCGTAGATTTCGAAGCGACCTGATGAAGACCTACCAAAATTATCAGATGCCCCTTGAAGTAAGATGTTTGTAAATCTATTAATTCCCGTACTAGAATTAAAACAATCGTCTGTTTTAAAAGTACAATTTCCAAAAGAATTACTTCCAGTTGAAAATGAAAAAGAAGCATTCCCAAAAGTACAATTTCCAAAAGAATTATTTCCCGTTGAATTTACAAAACTTCTTGCGAAAGTTGCATTACCTAAAATATTGTTTCCCGAATTATATTTAAAAGCATGAATACCCGACACAAAATCTACTCCAAAAGTTGTAATTAACCCCAAAGTATCTTCAATATAAGCGCTTTTAAGAATTGATGCGTGACCTAGAAAGTATTCAGCACCGTTAAAACTACTACCATTCGGAACGGTAAACCAAAACGTACCATTTGAATAACTTTCGTTTGTAATTGTTGCACTTGTAAACGTTCTAATATAAGCCGAAGCAGTAGCCAAATTTGTAAAAAAGTCGCCCGCTTTATCGACTATTTTTATAAGTCCTAAAGTACCCCCTCCACCTAGCGAACTAATAACAGGATTTGAAGGGTCAGTATTATCTACGGTAATATTCGCTCCTGCTATAATCGTCTCTACAATCGAAGTTGGAACATCTTCTAATATATGTTGCTTTAACGTACCTACATTAAAGTTCTTTGTTACCCCACTTGCATCTCCGTCAGAACCTATAACAATATCCTTATCGGTTATGTTATTATCCGGTAAGTAATTCTTTATTTTTGCCATATCTTATGTTTTATTTGCAATTCCACTTCTTCAAAGCTAACGCTTTCCTTGTAGGTTCTCCATTAGGCTTCTTCATAGGACCTTCGACACCTCCCATTCTAGCACAAAATGACTTTCTCCTATTGTAATCTTTACTTCCAACCTTTAATTTAGATGGCTTAGTTGTTACAGCCATTTTTAGATTACTTCCGGTAGCTCTATTGTACTTTGCAACTCCTTTAGCTGTAAGTCCACCACTCTTTGATTTCTCTCCTCGTCCTATAGATAGAGATACTTTTTTCTTTGTATCTGATTTTGACGGCATATTAATTATTTTTAGTTATTATAATTATATTCGACAAAGATACAAAACAAAAAAACTATATATTTGCATGGTATAATCACTTAAATTAAATATATGAATAGTCCAATTAAAGACGTTAGGTTTAACGAGGATGCTAAAGCTCCTTTAATCAAGGGTATTAATATCGTATGTGATGCAGTAGCATCTACTATGGGGTATCGAGGCAGAACGGTACTTATCGAGAGTCCTGGAGGTTTCCCTTTACCAACTAAAGATGGTGTTTCTGTAGCTAAAGCAATATTCCTTGAAGATGCTGTAGAGAGTTTAGGTTGTGAGTTTATAAAACAAGCTTGCCAAAAGACTGTAGATGAAGCAGGAGACGGTACAAGTAATACTGCTGTATTATCTCAAAACTTAATTAACATATCGAATAAGTATGTTCAGAATGGATCTTCAGCTATCGACATTAAAATGGAGTTAGAGAAATCTAAAGACAAGGTTGTTCAGTACATAAAAGAGAATACAATCCCGATTAAAGACGAATTTATCTTTGATATAGCTAAAATATCATCTAACAATGACAATGAGCTAGGAGAGGTTATCGCAGATGCTTTTATCAAGGCAGGTAAGAATGGAGTTGTGTCTTATGAGGAATCAGAGAACGAGAAGACCTATGTTGAATTTATTGATGGTATGCCGGTAGAAAGAGGTTGGGAGTTTGAAGGATTTGTTAATGTTCCTGAGAAAAGAATGATTGAGTTTAACGAAGCTCCATATATCTTGCTTTCTAATAGAAAAATTCAAGCAATTAAGGAGATTTTACCATTCTTAGAGGTATGTTACAAAGAAAATAAAGAGCTTTTAATTATTTCAGAGATGGAATATGATGTTATGAAGACTTTATATGTAAACAAGAAGAATAATGGATTAAAAGTAGCTGTAATTACTCCTCCGTCTGTAGGAGAGAAGCGTAGAGAATACTTAACCGACATTAAATTAGCTACCGGTGGATTAGTTTTAGATGTAGATACAAATACAAATCTTGAGAGCTACGACCCTAAAGATGTTTTAGGATGGTGTAGTAAATTATCTGTGTCAAAAACCGATACTGTATTATTCTTTAAAGAGTCTAATAACCCAGAAGAGATTAAAGGGAAGATTGATGAGTTAGAGGCTGTGATTAAGAATAGCACTAACAAACTAGAGAAAGAGTATTTAAGAGATAGAGTTGCTAAATTAGCTTGCGGAGTATCGGTTGTTAAGGTCGGTGGGAATACGGAATCAGAGCTTAAAGAAAAGATTGATAGAGTTGATGATGCAATTCACGCTGTAAGAGCTGCTTTAGCAGAAGGAGTTGTTATTGGAGGTGGAATGACATTACTTAGAGCAGCATTAACATTAAAAGGTTTGACCGAAGGAGAACTTATCCTGCGAGAAGCTCTATACGCTCCATTTGAGACAATAATTCGTAATGCAGGCGTAGAGTTATCGGCTGAAGATTACGTGTCATTAGAGAGCGAATTTGAGGGTTATGATGTTAAGGATTATGTGTTGGTTAAAGATATGGTTTCTCAAGGAATTATAGATCCATCTAAAGTGATTAGATGTGCTTTAGAGAATGCGGTATCGGTTGCTTGCACTGTATTAATGACAAATGTTGCTATAACTTATAAAAGAGAGAAATAATGAAGTGTACAGGATTTAATGTAATTATGAAGGAGATAGTTGAAGATGCTGTCTCCTCCGGAGGGATTTTCTTAGGGGAAACAAAGGATGTTAAGTATAAGAGAGGAGAGGTAATTGCCTTTGGAGATTTAACAAAGAATGTGTGTGTTGGAGATATTGTATGGTTCGATGGTTATCGCTCTAGTGATATAACGTACAAAGGAGAGTATTATAAGATACTGCGGTATGAAGATGTTGTGATTATAGAGGATTAAAACAAAGAAAGCGGAATTGGTTAAATACCTTTTCCGCTTTTTCTTAAATCATCTTTTAAGTAGGTGTTGTCCTCTCCTTTTTGTATTGACCTAGCTGTTTCATTCATTTTCACGATTAATTTCGCTACTTTTTTGTCTTTTATTGTGGTTTTAAAGACTTGAAACACCTTTGTAATCTTATTGCTCTCTGAAATTTGAGTTTTAAGTAGTATTCTATCGTATATTGCTGCTAATATACTGTTTGTTTTGAATGATAGCTTGTATATTTGACGAGAATGCACTCTTTCGCCATTCGTCCTATCTACCATATCAATTTCCACTATATATCCTCTAGCAATAAAGTCTGTTAATGAGTTTTTCTTTCCTATTAACACATCGGCAAATTCATTGTATTGGTCCCTACTGAAATAAGGCTCTGAATAAAGGTACATTAGTGTATCTATTTCCTCTTGAGTGACTCCGTATTGGACCATTGCCCAATGCCTTACTAAACTCCAGTACTTTAAGAAGTCAAAATTCCTCTTTCTTGAGGCAACATACACCGATTTCTTTACTCTTACATACGGAGAGCGAGGGTTTATACGTGTCCTTACTCTCTTTACCTTTTTTAGCTGTATAATGGGCTTACCATGCCTATCCCAAGTCTTTGCGGTGCGATATAGCTTCTCCCTTTCCTTCTCTGTTTTCCAGAGTTTATAGTCGTTTATATCTTTAGCATCCATTGTTTATCCTCTTGCTCGTTTATCTCCTGCTGTGCCTCCATTTTTAGAGTTTCTACCTCTATTTACAGACGCTTTAACGTATCTTTTCGTTGCGTGGTCGTAGTCTTTACCATCTTTGTTGCCATAGACACCTGCATCACGATTCTTTTTAATTAACTCCTTACGTTTCTCTACTTGCTCCGGTTTCTTATTATATTCTGCCTGATATTTAAGGCGTTTCTTTCTAGCTTCAGGATTACTAGCATAATACTTTGATGTTTTACTCTCTCCCATAGTTACCTCTTATTTTTAATATTCCGTCTAAATTTCTAATCCAATCTTTATTTGTGTTATCTACTACTTCGCAAGAGGTAGTTCTACTTATGTATAATAGTTCAGTCCTATCATTGTCTATGTGAACATCAATATCGTACATATAAGGAGCTTTCTTTTGTAAATCAGTAAATACTATCGTTTTTATGTTTAAAGCATCTACGACATTGTATAGGTCTTGATTTTTATGCTCCTTCATTCTTGATGTGGTAACAATTACGTTATATCCACTCTCTATCAGACTGGAGGCTTTATCTTGGACCTCTTGGAGTGATAAACACCCATCGAAATCGAAGCTTATAGTTATTACGTTATTCATATTAATTTAGGTTTATATCAATAGTTAAATGGTCATCTATATCTACATAAGGCAAGATAAACTTCATTCTTGTTAGTTCGTACTCTTGAGCTATATCCTCAACGTGGCTATTGCAGAATTTAAAGTACTCGTCTATATCAAAATCTTCTTCAGGAATAAGTCCGTCTATATCGTAGAAATCATCTCCTACTTTACAGATGAAGTCATCATTACAGCAGTATATCTCTCCTTTGTACATATAGCTTAGGATTAAAGATATAGTAAATGAATCGTATGTTTTAGATGTAATTCCATTTCTTAGATTCTCTATGAATGTGTAAATAGACATTTGTGTTCTTGCTCCTCTCATTTTTGGATGTTTAGTTGGTTTGTTTCAAAGATATAAATAATATCTATTTGTTTTTACATTTTAAATTTAGAGTATTTTATTTTGTATGTATATAAATAATCGTCATCATAGAAGGCTTTTTCACAATGTGTTCCTGTAAATAACTTCGCTATATCAGACTTTATTATTCTTCCTGCAAAAGATAGGTATGGATTAAATATCCAACTCTTAGTGTATGGTCTCTCCGGCTTGTAAACTTCAAACTTTCCATATACACCTAAATCAAATAATCTCTGCATTATAGGTTTGACTTTATTTATGGACATGTCCAATACAGACATAACTTCCTTTAGAGTACTATCGTCATTTAAAGGTTCTAATGAGTTTGTATTTGCTCTAGCCATCATAGCTAATGTATGAGCAGCTTTATATTCTATAGGCGTTAATACTCCTCTTAAAAAGAACCAACTATTTTGATAGTCTTTCCTGAATATAGCGTCTTTCTCAAACACCATTGAACTCTCCGGTATATTGTTTCTCCTTGCGGATATATCTCTATACTCTCCGGTCTCTATATTTACAGCCATTAATGACTCGTTATGATAGATAGAAACCTCTTTTCTGTACTTTTGTTTTTCCATTTTTAATACGTTTAATTGTATGTAAATATACCACTTTTAAACATAAAATATCAGTGCTGTGATTTTACTTCACATTCCGTGTGAATGCAACCTCTGTAAACCCTTATGAATAAAGGAAAGCTTTAAATGTTACTCTTTATCTTATATACACTATACTGAAGGTTAAATCTATTAAACATACAACCCCCACATATCACATCCTATAATAATAACTACATAAACACTGTATGTATAGATTGTAGGTTTTTTAATTAGATAGTTAAGTAGAGCAATGGGGTAAGTTAAGTAAAGCAATGGGACTCTCCCCCTCCATCCACGTCTACGTTCTCCCACGGAAACTTTTTCCACTCGACCCACGGGGGTCTACTTTCAGGATATTTCCTACAAAGTTTTTAGGTTTTTTCTAGGCTGTTTTTTCGGGTTGGATATTACAGCCTTGTTTGTTTGGGGTTAATTTTTTATACTCCTTTGTTTATCGTTTACCTTATATGGTAATTTTACATCTAATATCAAACTATAGTTTCCCTCTATGGTATCATGAGTTTTGTTTATAGTTGACTGGAGAAGGGTTTTAAAAATTTTGTAAGTTGGTTAATTAAATGTTGTATCTCTA